TGTGACATCAACCGGACAAACGGCGGCCTGCATTATTGCCTTGCCGGATTCGATCAGGCGATGACCGGACACACTCCGGCGTATGGTCACTATCCAGACCGGGGCGATCTATGGCCTAAGAACGCCAGCAAGCAGGTGATGCAACAGAAGATATATGCCGGGCTGAAAGAGGTATGCGACCGGATAAAGGCAACCACATTCAGCCAGGGCTCGGAAAAGACGCAGCTCGGAACCTTCCTGATCGACGCTGGCTTTGAATCTGACACCGTTCACCGCTTCTGTAATTGGGCCAACCAGTCCGGTGGTTATCCGTTCAAAATCATCGCGGCGATTGGCCGGGCCGGCCACAAGTACAGAATCAGGGCGGCAAGTCTGATCGGTAAGCCATACGAGCATTGCCATATCCAGCACAGCTTGACCGATAAGCACAAGCGGTATGTCATGTTCAATGCCGACTACTGGCGGGAGGTAGCGCAACGTGCATTCCTTACTGAGCCCGGCGTGGCTGGTGGGTTCACGTTGTATCATGCCGAAACGGTCCGGTATCACATGTCATTTGCAGATCAGATCGTGGCCGAGAAGTTGACCAACAAATACCAGACGCCGGACGGTATGCGGTGGGAATTCAATCACGCTCCCGGTTCTCAGTGGGACTGGGGCGATGCTTTGACGGGCTGTTGGGTAGCGGCGGCGGTGATGGGACTATCGGCCAGCGGTGAACCTGTTGTGCGAAATCGGCGGCGTAAAACCTACACGCAAAAGGATTTAAGGAGGTAGCAAATGAAAGAAGAGCTTATTACTGATCGGGTAAATGATCCTATGCGGCGTCGAGTATGGCCGGATGATTACCAAGGCGACGGCGACGATCATGGCGTGCGCTGTCCGAAATGTAATTGCGCCGACACGCGGGTTGACCAGCACAGGAAAACATACGGCAATCGAAATATGCGCGATAGGATATGTAGGCATTGCGGGCATGAGTTTCGATCATGCGAAAAAGCGGTATGATGTTCAACGTGGGTAAAAAGCAGTATTTGCGTAAGTGACAGATGTGTCACTCGACCCACTTGACAAAAAGGCAACACTGTGAAACGATAATGGCGTGACAACTGAATAGGCCGCAAGGTTAAATTCACGCGATTTCCAAGGCGGCAGAGTAACATTGCATCACGGATGCAGGGGTTACTCATTGTACAACTGAATAGACCCGCGTGGGATTGATCCTCCCGGCGTGAGTCACAGCGTAAGAGATAAGACCTCAACTGCCTTGCAAGGCGCAGTTGGGGTTTTTTATTTTCGCGGGTCCAAACCATAAACGGAGGCGAGTCATGGCGGCAGGCGCGAAACGAGGAGCAGGCGGCGGCAGGGGGCAGTCCAGTGGTGGACGCAGGAATGCAAACACGGGCGGTTGCTCAAAGGGCGGGCCGGGTGGTGGCAAGGGTGGCGGACGTGGGCAGGGTACTGGGCGCAAGGGTTAATCATGCGGAGTAGTCAATGGCTCTAACACTGGCAAAGGTCGAAACAGCGATTGAGGCTCTACTTAGTGGAGCTCAATCGTTCACGATCGACGGCATGAGCGTCACACAGAACAGCATGGACTCGCTCATGAAGATGCGGAAGCAACTCAAGAGCGAATCAGGAAACGCTTTCGGATTCAGCATGAGTCCACTCAAACCGCCGGAGCATTGATGGCAGCAAAAGCAAAAAAGACAGTCGCTATCAGCAAGCCGCGTGTCTCAAGGACCAAGTCAAAGCGTCCAGTATTTGACGTTGATACAGCTAGCGCAAAGCGTATCCATGCCCGCTATGACGTTTCCAGAAGCACCGATGAAAACGAGAACTTATGGAAGTACGTTGACAGCCTCGGCGCGGCGGAAGCCAACAGTCCGGCAGTCCGCAAGACAGTACGCAATCGGGCAAGGTACGAAGTGGCGAATAACTCCTATGCGTATGGCATTGTCGAAACGCTTGCCGCTGATACAATCGGCCCTGAAGTACAGTTGCAGCTAGGCGACTCCGAGCTATCGCAACGAACCGAAAGAGCATTCTCGAAGTGGGCGGCAGCGATCAATCTATGGGCAAAGCTCCGCACCATGCGCCGGGCCAAGACCGTTGATGGTGAGGCGTTCGGGATGTTTACCACAAATCGCAAGGTCAACAATCCGGTCAAGCTGGATATCCGCTTGATGGAGTGCGATGTGGTTGAGTCGTGGACCGGTATGCAGAACGGCAAGGAAATCGACGGGATACGCTTTGACGATGAGGGTAACCCTATCGAATACCGCGTATTGAAAACTCATCCAAGCGATTATCGCAACTTTTTGAAGTCACTTGCCGGGCAATGGACAAAAGCTGAATACGTCCTTCACTATTTCCGCGAAGTCCGGCCGGGTCAGGTGCGCGGTATTTCTGAACTTGTGCCTGCCTTATCCCTGTTTGGTGAGTTGCGACTGTTTACCAAAGCCGTAATCAATGCTGCATCCAGGGCCGCTGAAATCTCTGGAGTCATGCAGACTACAAACCTTCCTGAAGAGGAAACCGCAGCACTTGCAGATCCATTAACGATGATCGAGGTTGCTCGTAATAATCTTGTAAGTTTACCCGAAGGGTGGGAGTTGTCGCAACTCAAGGCCGAACAGCCATCCACGACATACGCGATGTTCAAACGCGAAATTATTAACGAGGCGGCACGCTGTATCTCCATGCCCTACAACATCGCGGCTTGTGATTCAAGCTCCTACAACTACGCATCTGGCCGCCTTGACCATCAGACCTATGATCGTGGTATCGAGGTCGAACGCGCAGAGATAACACACGACGTACTTGACCGGGTATATGCGGCATGGCTCGCAGAGTATCGCATAACGTCAGCTCTGAGCAGGGCGCAAATGGCCGAACTACAAGATCATGAATGGCACTTTGCCGGGCGCGGGCATGTTGACCCCAACAAAGAAGCCAATGCCGACGAAACGCGACTCAAGAACGGCACGCTGACCAGGGCGCGGTATTGGGCCAAACACGGCGCGGACCACAAGCGCGAAACATCGCAGTGGATCAAAGAAAAAATCGCGGCAGAGGTAGAATGGAACAAGGCCCGCCAAGACGCCGAACTTGAACCGGCCCCGTTTCCTTGCGCCGAGCCACAATCACAAACCATCGAAGTAGTTGAACAACCAGATGAGGAGCCAAAGAAATGAAGCATCCAATTATCGCAATCGGACAATGCAGGATCGTAGCAGCAGCGGCAATCGAAGGCGAAGCGGAGAAACTGCCAACTATCGAGATTGAGGCCTACAGCGGTGGCATTATGAACGTCGGCTATTATGGCCCGGTCGTGATTGACCTTGCTGGGTTGAAAGCCGAAGCATCAACCCCGATTCTGTACGCTCATAATGCTTATACTGTTGACAGTATTCTCGGACAGACTACCGCAATAGTAAATGACAAGAAGACACTTTCGATGGCTGGCGAAGTCATGGCTGATAGCGAAACATCACGCTCTGTCAAAACGTTGGCATCCAACGGTTTCAAGTTTCAGGCCAGCGTAGGAGTTGACCCGGAGAAACGTAGCTTTGTTGAGGCTGGCGTGGAAGCCGAAGTCAACGGCCAGAAATTGCAAGGCCCGTTTACGCTGGTCGAGTCGGGACAACTTAACGAAGTTTCAGTGGTTGCGATGGGAGCGGATGGAAGTACCTCCGCCAAAATCGCAGCAGATCAAGCAGGCGCACCGGTTGCGCCAAATAAGGAAGGAGTCAAGATGAAGAAACTTGACGCACAGGGTAATCCAATTGTGGAACCCGTAAATGACGGGCAACCGACCGCCGAGCAGATTCGTGCGGAAGCGGTTGCAGAACAGACCAGAATCGGCAAGGTGAGCGAAGTTGCAAAGGATCACGCAGAGATTGTCACACAGGCAATCGAAGGTGGCTGGACTCCAGAGCGTACTGAGTTGACTGTTGCCAAGTTGGAACTTGCGGCAGAGAAGAAACGTAATGAACGTCCAGGAACTCCGGCGATTCAGGGATTCCGAGGCAAGGAAGTCAACAGCGACATACTTGCAGCGGCTGTTTCGTTACGCGCTGGGTTGAAGGACTCCGAGAAAGTTCACGGCTCTGAGACGTGTCAGAAGGCGAGCGAGCTGAAGATTAACTCGTTTACGGATCTGGTACGGGCTGGAATGGCCGCGACTGGAAAGGTGTTGGAACACACGCGCCACGAGACGCGGGAGTTCTTGCAGGCCGCCTTCTCGACTCGTGACATCGCGGATGTTCTGAGCAACGTTGCCAACAAGTTTATTGCCGAAGGGTATGGCAACGTTGAACAGTCATGGCGTCGTGTGTCTTCGGTACGCCCCGTCGTGGACTTCAAGGCGAATACCGGAGTCCGACTGGTCATGTCGAATCTGCTTCAGGCGATGGCGCCGGATGGCGAGATTCAGCATGGATCGCTCTCTGACGAGACGCGTACTGTGCAGGCAGACACCAAGGCATTGATGATCGGCGTAACCCGCAAGGACATCATAAACGATGACCTGGGCGTCCTGTCGGACATCCCGCGCAAGCTGGGGTTTGCCGCTGCGCGCACCTTCAACACTGACTTCTGGGCGGCGTTTGAGGCGGCGGTTGCTACGGCATTCACATCGGACCACGCAAACACGACCACCGGAGTTCTCACCAGCACAACTCTTGCAACGGCTGAAACGTTGTTTGACGCGCTGTCGGATGCGGACGGAAACCCGCTCGGGACAGAAGCCTCAATGCTGCTTACCGGAAGCACGGCAAGCGGTCCGGCGCGCGATCTGTTTATCAGTCAGAACATGATTGGCGGAACATCGAAAACAACGGCTGGCAATCGTTACGCCGGAATGTTCGATCCTGTCAAGTCGCGCTATCTGAGCGCCGCGCCGTGGCTTCTGGTAGCCAATCCGATGGGTATTCCACTGATGGAGTCTGCGTTTCTGAATGGGCGGCAAGAGCCGTTTGTTGAGACGGCTGATGCCGAGTTCGAGTATCTCGGAATCATGATGCGGTGTTACTACGATTATGGCGTTGCCTTTGCTGAGTGGCGGGCTGCGGTGTATTCGACTGGTGCGTAAACAATATGGCAAATGGTAACGCGGCACAGTGTCGCGTTACCTAGCCAATCAAACAGGAAGAGAGAAGGAGACACAAAAGATGAAAACGATTATGAGTGTTTTGATTATACTGGTGATTGCTGCGTATGGGTATGCAGCGGAAGCAACCTATGTTGCCCCTGGGAAGATGGTTGATTACACGCCTTCTGCCGATGTTTCGGCTGGGGACATAGTAATCCAGTCAGGAATGGTCGGTGCCGCAACTACTGCAATTGACTCGAATAATCTCGGAGCTATTGCGGTTGAAGGTGTATTCGACATTGTGCAGGTAGCCGCGATTGTTGCAGCGGGAACTCCGATGTACTGGGATACTGACGGAAGCCCATATGGGGGGACTGTTTCCAATGGTGCCGCGACTGCGACATCAACTGGAAATACGTTCATTGGGTTTGCGCTGGAGGCCAGCACGGCTACTGATTCGACTGTGCGACTTGTGCTGAACAGTTCAATCGTGTCGGCATCTTCGGCAGGTACGTTTACGGTCGGAACGCTTGCCGTACAAACGAACGCGACTGTTGGCGGTACGCTGGCAGTTACGGGCGTGGGGACGTTTACGGCAGAGTCTGTGCATAATGGCGGGGTTGATACCGATTACGTCACTACCGACGCTGGCGATGGCGTGGATACAAAATCGGGCGGCGATTTGCCAATCGGTGCGGCAACAGCAACGTCAATAAGCATTGGCGATACGGGCGTTTATACCACGAACCAGGGACCGTTTGTTGCCAGCGAGGATATTGACAGTGACGAATTGGACGCGGAAACCGCGACGGCTCTGCTTTTGGGCAAGGCGACTGCAACTCGTGTTGAACTGGCTGACGCCGCTATCATCACGGACATCGAAGGTCCTGTGGTGTTGAGCGAGGAAGTCAACATTGTCGGGACGGCCTTGAGTGTGACCAACTTGCAGCCGGTAACTGTGGCGCAGGGCTGTTATGTTCTGAGCGGAACCGGTAGCGCAAACAACGGCACGAACACGATCACGCTTGCGGCTCCGAACGCTGCTGGAGATCTCGTGTATCTGTTGGTTGCAACGGCTTCGTCAAACCTTATTGCGATTGCGGATTCGGGTACTGTTGCCTTGAGTGCGGCTCTTGAGTTGGATGGTGACGACACAGCCGTTCTGATGGCTGTAGATGGCAGCACATGGGGCCTACTTTCCACGAGCGATAACTAACAGAGCAAAGACAAATGAACGCGCAGCCCCGTTCCGGTCACTCCGGGCGGGGCAGGCGATGAGATATGAAAAACCGGCCTTTCGAGGCAAACGACAGCCAGGGGAAACCATGAAGAAACGATACATCATACTTGCCACGATGCTGGCAGCAACAATCACCCTGGCTGACGACTTCTCCGGCACTTTGCTTGTCAGGCCAACGTGGACGCATTCCGTTACGGGCATCACAACCGTTTCCGAACAGATCCCCGTCCTACTTTCCTGGACGCACGCCACAGGGACAAACGCAAATCAGATGACTCAGCTATGGCGGTCCCGGCAATCACTGGTTGCCAGCGGAACGAACAGCCACAACATTGCAGGCGGCATCACAAACGCTTTCGGTGAGGCTCTTACAATCACGACTGTTAGATTCTTCGCTGTGGTCGTAGATGATGCACAGGGCAACGGTGTCGAGGTCGGCGGTGCGGCGACACAACCGTTCTCCGCATGGGCCGGTGATGCTACTGACACCGTTCTTGTCATTCCGGGCGGCTTATTTATGACCGTTGCACCAACCAAGGCCGCTTTTGCCGTATCGACCAACTCGTATATCCAGGTCAAAAACTCAGGCACGAACGCTATCAGTTATGACGTATGGGTCGGAGGGTCAAATCCATGAGCATAGGCGCGGCACAGATCAAGCAGATTATCACGATGGGCCGGACAGCTTTTCCGACCCGCGTTGTAACCGTCAAATGGGAGAATAAGCAGAACTCGGTTACAGCATTGCGGGGCGACGAAAGCAACCGTGACGAGGGTGATATTGCAGGGGTGATTGATAACCTGCAAGGAGTGGTCTATGTCATAACAGATGAATGCGATCCAATGGGACCACCTGGAACCGGCGATCAGATTTGGATAAACGATGTCGAATATGCTTGTCTCGGTCAGTCTGATATTGACGCGGACGGTACGGTGCGGCGGCTATTCTACGGCGAGGACTCGGCATGATTGATATGCAGATAGATGCGCGGAGTATGAGGTTACTGGAATCTGCTTTGAAGGCGGCTGATAAAAAGACCAATAAAACAGCCGCAGACAACATTGATAATGCCATGTATTTCATAGCGAGATCAGCCGGGGCCGCGATGAAACCGAAGGCAAGGACCAAGCGCGAGATTATGCCAAACCCGACCAGAACCGGGCGGGGCCGCACGGCCAGAGGCGCAAAATATCAAATCAAGGTATTACATCAGGACAAGCCCGCCACCTATATCTACACAAACAAGAAGTCTGACAAGCGCAGAAAAATACAAAAGCTCGGACTTGCGGCAAACGTGATGCGGATTGCCGCCGGGAAGTTCGGAACGAAACCTGGGGGCAAAAGCGTGAAGGGATCTTCCAAGTTGGTAAAGATTGTCAGGAAGCACACTTTGAGCCAGCACAAGGCGGCAATCATAACAGCATTAACCTATGTCATGAATGCGTTTCCGGGCGTGATTGATAGGGCTATGAAAAAGGGCTTGACTGTATTTATCAGGAAGTTTGACCGCGATTGGGCCACAGCCCTGAAAGGCCAAAAATGGGCTTAGAATCAGCAACCGAACTTGGCATCAAGACAGCATTCAAGGTCGTGACCGATGCGTACCAGCCGTCAGACAGGCCGCACTATCGTTGTTTCTTTCTGGATGATGAACCGGATGAAACGACGGAGCAGCGCGAGTACCCGTTTATCGAGATCACGGCAAGTCCGAACTGGCCGACGCATCACAGATCGACGTTCCGTGACATTCCCGTTGAAATCAAGTTTGCAACACACAAGAACGTGGACCAAA